CAACCATAGTGCACCAGAGATCGTTAGTCTCATCATAGATGCCAGTAATACCACCTCGTATTGGTGTAATTCCGGCAGATGAAAATGTTACACTCCCACTTACAAGTGCCTGATCGTCATCAATCCTTTCCATCTCAGTCAGATAACCGTTATCAAGCATATTGACTACGGTTTTCATAGCCACATTGATTGCATCAACCTTTGATGCTTCAGTGAACACACTCTGAGCTGGGTCTTCAAGTCTAAGACCAAGATTGCTGTTCATTTCTGTTCCTGTCATTTTAGTTCACTCCATTCTTATTTTCTGGGGTTTTATCAGAAGGATCATTCATCTCCTGAATCTGAAGCTCCACCATCTGTACTGCTCCCTGAAGCATCACTGTTTTAGTTTGAGATTCCACCATCTGAGTCTGGAGATTCTTCAAGTTATCCTGAAGCTGACTCTCCGTTACTACCCTCGCTGGAGGTGGAGGATTCTCCACTGCCATTTCCTTCTGTTTGTTTTTGAACTTCATTTTACTCCTTTTTTATGCGTTTTCTAAGGCTGTTACTTTGGCTGATAATTCTTGTACTGCTTTTACTAAAACTGGAATCACCTGTATATATGACATCGCAAGTTTTGTATCCTTGTCATCACTATTAGCTTCTGATATTCTATGCTTATTTTCATCAAGAGATTCAGTATACCCATCAATACACTCCAAGGTATCAGATACTACTTCAGGAATAATAGGTCTGGTAGTCTGAGCACCAAATCCAAGCCTTTGTACATTGCTCTTATCTTTTATCAGTGAATATTTAATAGGGACAAGCTTATTAATATCGGCAAGACCATAAGGAAAAGCACCTGAACTAATTGTCTTCAATCTTTCATCTGATGTGACATCTGCACTAATCGCTACTCCAGAAGCATCTGTTCCAACGTGACCTACAGAACTACTTGCTCTGATAAAATCTGATGTTGATGACAGCCAAAGATAAGAAGACACCCCATCGTGTGATTGGAATGCAACATATCCAGCAGTTTGAGCAACAGCAGTATTATTGTAGACCCCTAGTTCTGCAAATCTCTCAGAACCACCGCCCGACCTATTTGCAAGAGCTTGGTATGTGGCATATTCGCCATTGGCATCTAAATCAACCCCCTTTATTCTTGCAACCTGAGTTGACCCAGATAAACTACTAGCTATCTCTAATATAACACCCGGTGCAGTAGTCCCAATACCGACTTTGCCATCGTTATCTATACGCATCCTCTCATTTGCAAATGCGATAGCAGTCTCAGTATTACCTGTTGAAAATACAAGGTCACCTTCATTGCTGCTAGCAGTAAATGCAGTAGAAGCCTCACACCAAATTGCAGCAGCAGGTGCAACACCGTCAGGCCCATGAGCTTCCTTAGAAGCTTGAAATGATATAAGACCTAAAACATCACCATCTATAATATCTGGGTCTGCTGTTGATAATCTTAATTCTCCAGCACCAGAAAAATCAGTTCCAGTTCCACCACGAACTTCCAATATTACGCCTGTTTCTTGAGTAGTAATAGCTCCAGGGTCATCACATCCAATACCGACATTGCCACCTGCTAGAATTGTCATTTTCTGAGTACCGCTTGTATTAAAGTTTACATCACCTGCTAAAGAATTGTGAATAGTCAAGTCTAAATTACTTGGACTTAAATAGCCAACCTTACCAAGAATTGCTGTATTATTTCTATCGTACATTTCTATAAAAGCAGTTGCTTCAGTAGTATTGGTAGAATTTGAATCAGATATACGTATTTGAGGGTCAGTACTTTCAATATGTAATTCTGCTTGTGGTGTAGCAGTCCCAATACCGACATTTGTTGTGGTTATATAAAATGGACTTCCAGTTCCATCTCCATCCTTTATCTGTCTTCCTGTGCTTGCATCAATTCCTCCATCAACTGCTAGAATATCCCCTACACCAGCACTTATTGTTTTCGTATTTAAATTTGCCATTTCTTACTCCTATACTGTTGTGCAGTTAAGTGCCAACGTGAATGAATTATCCCCAGCAGACATAGTTGGGGCTGTTATTGTGTATTTATCGGCTTCTTTCCAGTAAGCCTTGCCAGCATCTGCTGAGTTCATCACCAAGCTGGATTCTGAATATAATACTCCGTTTTGATTAATATATCCTGCCGTCAACCCTGCTTGGGTTGTTGCATCGGTAAATGTCACGGTCATAGAATTTGCTGTACTGGCTCCCACGGTTACTACCGGGGACATCTTTTGCTCTGAAGCTAAATCTGTTAAACTCCATACTATATCTGGAGTTGAATCATCCCCAAATGAGGGTGGGTTATTAAGTGTTAAATGATGTTCGTTTGGATCAAGGTCTAAGATAATATTTTGAGCTGTATCTGTTGTTGAATCATTCTCATCATCTACTCGAAGGGTTATTGCTACACTACCTAAAGCTTGCAAATTCTGACAGGTTGAATCTGCTGAATCTTTGCCAGCTTCCCATTCTACTGTCTGGCGTTTCCATACATCAGTTACAGTTAAATCTTGAGTCTTCTTAACGGCTCCACCATACAAGATGGATGCAGTGATATTATTAGAATCACCAGTATTCCAATCAAGCCCACGGGCATCAAATTCACAGGTTACTTTACCTGTACGTTTGTAATATCCAATCGACACGTTTTGAACCTTGACGTTGCCGGGATTGGCTGTTCCCCCTGCTCCTGTATTATAATTATAACTATATGCCATTTTTCCTTTTCAATTTTAGTTTCATCCCTCAAGAGGGTGGTAAGGAGAACACCAGTTCAACCACCACCCCCCATCAGGATTATTTTACAGTTAACTAATTACTGTTTAGTAACCAGTTGCACCACCAACAAGCAGTCCGTGATATCTTGGAGCACTTGTAGTTAGCTGACCCATCCAGAAGATTCTGGCTTGTTGACCATCCTTAGTTTCCATTGCCTTGAAGTCTTCAAATGCAAAATTTCTTTTGCTGTGAACTTTGAAGTCCAAGTAACGGGTATTAAGGAAATACATTTGTCCATCAGGACAATGTGAGTCGTGGTAAACACTTGCACCTTTGAATCTCAGAGACTGAAATCCTGCATCACCATCCGTAGCGTTACCTTCCCAACGTTTATTAGCCTGCAAAGCAGTTTCATAAGCTGAGTAAAGAACTGGAGTTGTGATTATAACATCAGGTTGATCGTTATCAACTGAGCAAGCTTGATACATTTGTGTCATAGCCTTAATTCCTTCTGCGACCCCTGAGGTCGTACTACAGAAGTTTGCAAAGCTTTGAGCACCAGTATCATCTGAACCATTCACATTCAACGCAGAACCACCAGAAGCACCAGCAATTTTACCAGAAGCCCACTCGAATGTACCGAGACTAGAGTTCCAGTAGTCGTTAGTTCCAGCAGTGGCAGAAGTAATTCCACCAAGAGTACGATCATAACCGATAATCGATTCAGCAATTGTACCTAAAGGCACAAAGTGGGATGTACCACTGTGCCCGGCAAAATCGTGAATTAAACCGTTACCGTTATCGTGTGCTTGAACAGTTGCTAGAACAGAACTACCAGCGAAAGCACCTCTACCATTTAAGGTATTGATAGCGTTACCTGTTACAGATGTAGCAAAAAGTGCTGATCCGAACAAGTCTTTCAGTGTTTTCTCTGCGTTTTTCATACTTGCAGTCAGCATAGACAGAACTTGATTGGAACCCATATTAATATGTTGTTCCGTTCCATCAATAATCACTGCGTTGTATGCTGTTGCCCACTGATACTGTGCCTTACTGGCAATATCAGTTTTTGCTTGAGCAGTAGTGCCAAGTGCACCGGGTTCTAGCCAGCCACTGTTACCATTTTGTGCCACCTCAACTGGAACATTGATTGCAACTCCACCATCTAGCTTGTCTGCATTTCGCAGAAGTTTGCTACATAAGATGTTGCTGTTAAAAATGTTGTCAACCAAGATAGGCATAAACTTCTCACGGGTTAAAGCCGAAACGCTTGTACCTAGAGCCATTTAATTATCCATCCTTTCTTTTGATTAATTATCAAAGTATTTTGCAATATCAGGATTATTCATATCTACATCCTTCCAATCAGAAAGCTTTATATTGGATTTAATTTCCTTGGCTCCTGCTTCAGATGTATTGATAATCCCAGTATTACGTTTAGAGTTTGTATCCAACTTTTTTAAGTGGGCAAGTTCTTCTTGCATTTGACCGTGTGACCATTCTTTGAAAGCTCGTCCCAGATTTGGCATACCATTTTCTAAGAACTTCTGGCTATTGCTATCTGCAAATTCCAGAAATTCGGACACCTTATCTTGATCACCAAGATAATCCGGGTTATCACCTTCAAGTTTAGTCAACACGCTATCTAGCTGATCCACACGATGTTCCATAAGCCTAGCACCCTCAACTGATTCTAAGGCTTTCAACCTCATATCAACCACGTTGGATGTTTCAGTTTCTTCTAAAGGAGCTGTTTCACCATCCAAACCAAGAGCCTTTACAGACTCTGGATCATCATAGTAAAAATCCTTTAAATGATTACGAAACGATTCGTCTTTTTGAATCTTTTCAGTTAACTTGTTCCACTTAGATAACTCTTGGGCTTTTTCTGTGTTTGATTTCTGCCAATTTTCTTTATTGGAATGATCATCACGCCACTGGAGAATCTGGTCACGGGAATAATCCTTACCATCAATCTCAAAGTTATCAACAGCTATAGGTTCAGTTACTTCCTCAAGGGAAGTTTCCTCTGTAGTTGGTTCCTGTTCTGATACGTTATCATCAGTTGGAGATTCTGTGATCTCATTTAAATTTTCTAACGCCTGATGTTCTTCTGCTGTTATTTCTATGTTATTATATTCGTTTGCCATTTAGACACTCCTTTTTGAGTTGGTCTGTTATTGTTGTTGTTTATTAAAATGTTTGTTGACCCACATCTGACAGTTCCCACCTTGTTCCAGTCTGAACCTGACGTTGTAGTGTATTGTATTGAGGTTGTGGTGGAGGTGGTGCTTGCCCTTTACCCGGAGACCCCTTACTTGGAGGTGCTTGCCCTTTACCCGGAGACCCTTTACTTGGTTGTTGTTGTTGTTGTTGTGGTGCTTGATATAAAGGATTTGGAACTTGATAATCTTCAGTTTCATATATAGGCACTTCTACAGCATTTAAATCATAAACTTGATCATCAAACCAAAACTTTTCTGGTGGCTGAACACCTTGCTGATTAGCAGTATCAATAAGAAGGTTTGCCCAGTTTATCCTGCCTTGACCTCCCGTACCCTCAAAGTCTCCCGAATCAAATTCTACACCACCTTCACTTGTATAACCTTGTTCAAAGCTAATATCTTTAGGATCAGTATCACCGTACATCTTATAGGTACTACCACCACCATAATTCAGCATCTGATTCATCATAGAATCCATACCTTTAGCATCCAAACCTTCAATCATTTTTTTAAGTTTTTCCCTTTTTACAGGATCACCTACTTGATCTTCCATTGCCATTTTATCTTCCTTTATCTGTGGGCAGTAGCCCTTCTAGTTTTTTGCGTTTAGCAAGTTGTTGTATATCTGGATTGTCAGAATTAAATGCACTTAAAACACATTCCTTACTGACTCCAGTATATCCATTTGATTCACACCACTGTTTAAGCGTTTTCATTTGCCGGGGCATCCTGTGCACCTCCTCCAGTTAGTTCTCTGTACCTAAGTAAGCTATCCATAATCTCATCCTCATCCGTAGAGTTTGAAATTGTATCAACTTCCTGCTCAACTTGCTGTTGGCGTTGCTGACGTTGCTGTGAAATTTCTTGTAATTTTTCTTTGGTAATATCCATTTGAGTCCATCTCCAGAATCCTTCTTCATCTAAAAGTCCCAGTTGCAGTAAATCAATAGCACTGTCAAACCTTCCAACTCTGGATTCAGGCATAGAACTACCTTCTTTGTATGAGAAGTCAAGATCATCATCC